GTGCAGAAGCGAAAAGTCTGCTCCCGGCTACCGAGGCGCTGCATCAGCTACCGGCGACTATGGCGCTGCATCAGCTACCGGCAACCAAGGCGCTGCATCAGCTACCGGCAACCAAGGCGCTGCATCAGCTACCGGCAACCGAGGCGCTGCATCAGCTACCGGCAAAGAAAGCATAGCTCTTGCTGCCGGAAAGGATTGCAAGGCAAAGGGAGCATTAGGATGCTGGATTGTGCTTACAGAACGTGGAGAATGGGATGAGAACACTTATCCTATCATTTCAGTCAAAGCGTTCAAAGTAGACGGTAAGTCAATCAAAGAAGATACATTCTATACTTTAATAAATGGAGAAGCAGTGGAAATGAAATAGCAATTTCATTCCAGCCGCATCAAAGGTAGTGCTATTACCGTACTAAAAGCCGTGAGAGAAGCGAAGTGCGCACCGCTTCCCTTTAACCTTGTACGGGCGGTCTAAAAACACAATACAATGGAAAATGAACTTGAAGAACTGTACAAGGAGCTGAACGAAGTCAAAGCTTGTGATTTGGAATATCTTCCCAAATACGGCTATTCTTCAAAAGAAGAAATCATTCAGCTTATAGAGGAAGATATTGAGGAGTTGCGCGCAGAACTCGAATGTAATCAATATGATTATACACCTGACGAATTCGAAGACGAAAGGATGTTTCTTTGCGTTAGTCAAGGGCTACCAAGATATTGTTAAACTAAAAAACATTTATAATGAGTACAATAACGACAATCCCGCAGCTTAAATCAATGCTTGCGAATGACAATGTGAAAGCACGTTTCAAAGAAATTCTCGGAAAGAAAGCGCCGGGATTTATCAGTTCGATAGTAGCGGTTGCCAATAGCAATACATTGCTTCAAAAGGCAGAACCACAGTCTATCATGAATGCCGCTGTGGTAGCAGCTACTTTAGATTTACCTATCAATCCCAATCTCGGATTTGCTTACGTTGTCCCTTACGGCAATCAAGCGCAATTTCAAATGGGCTGGAGAGGTTTTGTTCAACTTGCTATGCGTAGCGGTCAATATAAGACAATAAACGTAAATGAGATATATGAGGGGGAGATAAAGAAGTCGAACCGATTTACCGGAGAATATGAATTTGGAGAACGCGCTTCTGATAAGATAGTAGGCTATATGGCTTATTTCAGTCTCATCAACGGTTTTGAGAAGTTTCTCTATATGAGCAAGGAAGATTGCGAAAAACACGGAAGGAAGTTTTCACAAACGTATAAACGCGGCACAGGCATATGGTCTACCGACTTTGACTCTATGGCAAAGAAGACAGTTTTAAAAATGCTACTTTCTAAGTTTGGTATCTTAAGTATTGAAATGCAACGTGCCCAAACATTCGACCAGGCTATTATAAAGGATAACCTGGCAGAAACCGACATAGACGAAGCCGAAGTGTCGTACAATGACAATCCCGACAATGAGGAAGCCAGACGCAATGCAATGAAAGAGGCTTTGCAGGAAGCGGAAGTTGTCGATGAAAATACAGGCGAATTATTTAATACTGAGACAAAATGATTGAACAGGGTAGTTTTGGATGGCTTCGCCAACGCCTGGGGAACTTTACGGGAAGTCGCATCGGGGACTTAATGACAAGCGGAAAGAAAGGGGAGCTGTTTGGGAAGACAGCCCTTTCATACATGTATGAAGTCGCAGCAGAAAGAAACCTACTCCCTAAGTATATTGAAGATGATTATCTGTTTGAGATATACCAAAACCAGGTAAGCATCAACAACAAGTTTATAGAGTTCGGACACGAAAATGAAGATTTTGCCGCCGAACGTTACCAGCTTGTCACAAGATGCGAACTTGAAGAGTGCGAAAGTATACAGCACCCTACAATACCTTACTTCTCCGCTTCTCCCGACCGCATAGCGATTAAAGACGGCTTAAGAAAGGTGGTGGAAATAAAATGCCCAACTCCTAAAAAGTTCATGGAGTATATGAATGAGGTTAAGGATAACGATACGCTTAAATCAGTAAATCCTCTATACTTCTACCAAGTACAAGCGGAGATGTCCTGTACAGGATTGAGCAAAGCTGATTTTGTCGTTTTCTGCCCTTTCCTGAAACATAACATTCACATTGTAGAGATAACAAGGGACGATGCCGTAATCGCTGAATTTGAGAGACGGATAACCGAAGCAAACAAAATCATTAATCAAATACTGAATAAAAAATGAATTTAACCGGAAGCGTAAATTTGCTAAAGCTCGAAAAAGCGGGCATAGCAACAATCAAGAATAAGAAATGCGTTGTCATTCCGATAGAAGAAAACGACCTTTATGTAAGTATGGACGAGAACCTGAAAGCAAAAGCCGTCTATCTTAACGTTAATATTAATGAGCGTAGAGAGCCGAGCCAATACGGCAATACCCATTACTGCAAACAATACTTATCAAAGCAGTATAAGGATGCGAACAAGGCAGAAGCAGAAGCCAAGTCAAAAGTTTACCTGGGAGACTTCAAGCCTTATGAATTTGAGGGTTCCGGGAATGCTGCGGCTACGGTGGATGCACCATCCCTACAGACTGACGGGGAAGACGACCTCCCGTTCTAATGTGTAACCTATAAACATATAATATCATGCTGTACGAATTTAAGCTAAAAGTAAACAAGGTTAACGAGAAAGGCGATGAAAAGGAAGTCACCGAACATTACATAACCGATGATGAGCTTTTCGGTCATGTGGAATTGAAAGGCAATGAGCTATACAACGGTGAGTGTGATGTTTTCGCAATCAGCCGGAGTAAGATACGTGAGATTGTCAATGAGAAGCAGGAAGATGAGTTCTTCTATAAGGTTACTCTTGTTGAGATTTTCGTAGACGAAAACGGGAAAGAAAAAGAGAACAAGTATTATGTTCTAATAGCCGCAAAAGACATGGACGATGCCAACAGAAAGGCAGCGGAATACATGAAACAGGGGCTTCAAGATATGAAGCTGGACGCTATTGCAAAGACAAAGATTTTAGACTTGATATAATTAACCGAAAGCCCTCTGCTCACGCAGAAGTCCCGTGAAAGGTTCGGGTTAAGTGATTTAATTTCAGCTAACAGTTAACTATCCCGGTGTGGCTTGACCGCCTATCCGGGAACTATTTGTTAACCTGCCTGCTCGGTCTGTGAAGATATGGCGGGCAAACGGGGAATATGGTAACGTTGAACGTATTGGGCGGTTATTCTTTTTGATTGCTAATTATTTTGTTTTAAAATTAGTATTAGTTATTCATTAGTTTATTATCCTTTACCATCCAGCAAAATAACGTGTTCTGTTCGATTCGGAACTTCCCCACTAACTACAACTCATTATGAAACTTACAATAACCAAATCCGAAGGCGCAATCATTCAGAAGCTTATCGAAGACCGAAAGTCAGACATTCATAATATTGGAGGTGACAGCAAGCAGGCAGAGCGTCTAAGTAAACTGAACAAGAAGATTGCAAGGCAGATAAAGAAACAATACAAGACATGAGTCCTTACGTAATAACTTCTGCGGTTCTTATTACCTATGACGGAAAGAAGATACCGTTGGAAAACATAGAGAGTGAAATAATAACCCGACCCATCCAGTTGACTAAGGAGAGGATACTTGATGCTTTCTCCATGATGAAAGATAAGCCGGTGGATGTGGAACTTAAAATCAAACATATATGAGCAATTATGTTACAGTTACGGCAGAGGTGGAATTTGACATGGAAGATTATATAGATGATATTCTTGAAAAATTGTCAGACGAAGAGTTAATTAAAGAGCTTGAGGACAGAGAGTTTGTTGTTTACGAAACAGCATCCTTACTTCAAATTGAATTTAACAATCCGACCGATTTGAAAAGGCATTTATGCGACATAGTTAATGTAGGCTATTGCATATCCAATGAAGAACTTATCAATGAAATAAAATTAAAACTACCATAATTTGCATGAGACATTTAGAAGACAAACTCCAAAAAGCTTGCGTGAAGTGGTTTGATTACACATATCCCAAATATAGACTAACTCTCCATCACTCTCCAAATGGCGGAAAACGTAATTCCATTGAAGCTGCAAAGTTCAAGCAGATGGGCGTTCGTGCAGGATTCCCCGATTTGATACTTCTTATACCGAATAAGTTTTATCCTTTCTGTGGGGTAGAATTAAAGACTAAAACAGGCAGGCAGTCGGAGAATCAGAAAGCCTATCAGAAGGAGTTTGAGAGTATCGGCGCCAAATATGTCGTTGTTCGGTCACTTGATGAGTTTATAGAAGTGGTAACAGACTATTTGAAAGAAATGTAATGTTTAATGAAAAATAAAAATACAAGTGTTATGGAAATAGAAATAAAAATCAACATCCCAGAAGAAGGGAATAATATTATTGATAAATCAACCTTTTCACTCTCTATAGTGGGAATGCCTATTAAAAATCGGGAAGCATTGAAAACACTCCCCGATAAAATAAGGCAATCGTTTATTGACAGCGTAGAATTATTGACAAACAATTCTGTTTCTGACAGATTTATTAATTGCATAGACGGAATTAAGAATGCACCGCTCGCTCCGGTGCAAGCTCCTCAATGTAATGAATGAAATATTTACAAATAGTGTGATACTTTTGGAAGTCAACTTTACACTTATGATTATCAAATGAAATTCCCGAAAAAGAAAGTTCCATAAGTTCTTTTGCTTCATCCAATAGCGGAAGCGTCTTGTCATAAGAGTATATAAGGTGGATAAGTTCTCTTGAAAGGTCTTTCATTTCAGGATAGCTAAAAATATCGTTTTCATCATATTCTCCTTTGACTAATTTTGCCTTTTCAATAAGCTCTTTTGCTTTTTCGATGTAAAATTCTTTAGTTTTCATTATTCTTAATTTTTGAATTGACGACACAAAGTTAAGAAATCCCGTGAATGATTGGGTTTGTTCACGGGAACTATAATTATTTGGCGTTTTCCTTTGGCATTTTGATTTGAGTGTGTATCTTTGCAACGTTTTCCCGCCAAGAAAACATTTACATATTAGTGATTGAGGTGGATTTTTTATATCCATTTGACTGCTTATATCTGCAAAGATAAAAGGCTGTTCGCTACTCTTGTAGGCTACTTCATTCACTGATGTAGTGTTTCTTGGCGGAAAACAGAGGGCGAACAGCTTTCTTTATATCTATAACTCAAATTCTAACTACAATGCCAAGAAACTTAGAATTAGAGAATGGGCGAATAATATGTACCCCACAATCTACGTTAGTTGCTAACGAGAAAGCAACAACTCTATCCTTATCTTCTTCAACCGAAGAAATCAAACGTTATTTTAAAGCCATTTTGGAACTTTCAAAACTGGATATTCCCTATCCCGTTAACCTTGATAGTTGCTGGATGCTGTGCTATTCTGCAAAAGAAAAAGCAGTGCGAGCTTTAAAGGAAAATTTTATAGAAAGTGTTGATTATCAATTTTTAGCCCAAAATGGCGAAAACTCAAAATGCGGCAGACCATCAATAGAATACTACCTCTCCGTTTCATGCCTTGAATACTTCATCGCCCGCAAAGTTTGCCCCGTATTTGACGTGTACCGTGAAGTCTTTCACAAGGTGAACGAGATTGCACCAAAGGTTGCCAAATCAAGCGCAGCCGACAAACGGAAAATCGCAAAGCTTGAAAAGGAATTGGAGTTTACGAAAAAACTTCTCGAATGGACAAGGTGGAGTGAACGCAGGGAGATTGAGCTCAAATGCTCGTGCTTCTCTTTCTTAGTAAAGACGAAGCAGTACGATAAGTGGGCGGAATACAGAAGAACGGGTATAATCAAACCGTAAAGCCATGATTGAAATACTTATCGTGTTGGGTAGTCTTTTATCGGGCTACCTCACTTTCCGAAAAAAGGGAGAGAAACTTTTCTATTGAGTAAAATCTAAAAAAAATAAACAATAATATTTATGAGTGAATTAGTTTTTAAAGGTCAAAATGACCAAGTGCTAACCAATAGTATTTTGGTTGCTGAAAAGTTCTGCAAAGAGCCAAACGATGTAGTAAGAGCAATAGATAATTTATTGCAAAACGCTGATAATGAATGTGACGCAAAAGTTCGGGACATGTTCGTGGAATATACAGAAGATGTTCCACAGCCCAATGGAGGTGTAAAATCCGCAAGGCGATTTATAATGAACCGAGATGGATTCACTCTTTTAGCAATGGGGTTCACTGGTAAGAAAGCCCTAAAATTCAAATTGGAATACATCGAAGCTTTTAATACAATGGAAGAGGCACTGAAACGGCATCTTTCTTCCGCACAGATGTTCGCAATGCAGGCGAATATAAACCTCGAATACGAGAAACGGATAGGGAATGTAGAGAACGAGATTGCGGCGATGAAGAAAGAGCGAGAAGAAAACGGGAAACTGCTTTTATCTTTATCGTTATCACCGGAGGTAATACCTCAGTTGTCGATACGAGACAATATCCGACAATTGGTAAATAGATACGCAGAGGCGACAAATACTTCTACTCGGGATGTGTATCACAAGATATATAACCAATTGTATTACCTATATCACATATCAATAAACAACTATAAGAAAGTAAGGCGTGACGAATCAAAGCTTGAAATTGCAGAAAGAAACCATTTCCTTGACAAAGTATTCAACATTGCGTCAAACTTAGTTCGTGAGGCTAATATATCATGCTAACATTAATTAATTATACTAAAAATGAAAACAGACGTAAGAACAGTGTACCATTGCGAACACTGCAATAAAATATCACTCAATAAAGGAGCTATGACGTTACATGAGGATAAATGTAAGAGAAACCCCGTTAATAGGTCTTATTGTATAGGATGCAAGCACCTCACAGTAGAGGATATAGAATATAACGATAAACCTGATAAATGTGATTATGATGAGTTCTCTCCAAGTGTAAGACCTCGCCGCAGATTTATATGCGATATAGACAACAAGGTAATGTATCATCCAAAAGTCAGAACGTTCAGAAAAGAGAAAAGAGAGCTGATATTTAGCATATCCCAAAAGCCTATGCCTAATGAGGTTGAAGAGTGCGATAATTTTGAAGATAAAATACCGGATTTCACTTTTTAATATGAAAACAATAAAGCAGCAATCAGAAGAGTATGCGTTGAAATATCCTTCCGAAATCCGAAATGAAATAGCGAAAGCATGGATAGACGGGAGAAACTCAATAAGGAAGAAAGATGTACTTGACCTCTATTTCGTAGAGGAAGAATACAAGGATATATTCATATACTGGCTCAACTACAAAAAAGAGAGGGGGCAGCCATACAAGCAGACCGGAGCAGAGGCATGTTACCGGAAGCTATTAACTCTTTCGGGAGGTGACAAGCAGATGATGATTGCAATAATAGAGCAAAGCATGAGTAATAATTACCAAGGGTTATTTCCACTAAAAGACAATGGGAACAGAAATCACACTAACAAGCAAGGAAATAGCGGTTCTATCTTCCAGGCAGCTGATTGCTATCTGCAAGAACATCAGTAATGAGATAACTTCCATAAGCCAAGCGATAAACGCACCTCCCATACAATTATCACAATGGAGGAAAGATAACGAAACCTGCATAAAGGCGGTTCTTGTAAAGTTCATAGAAGGTACTCTGTTGTTTTACGGCCGTAGCCGCGAGGATATGAATGACTATCAAGTAGCATCCATTGTAAACTCTATCCTTGACAAGTATTATTATTTCAGAATTGAGGACGTTTGCCTTTGTTTTAAACGGGCAAGGGAAAACTCATCATACGGTGGATTTTATGGCAAAATAGACGGTTCTGTCATCATGAGCTGGTTTGCCACTTACGATAAGGAGCGGGATGAAGTGATACACTCAATGCCGGAAGAAAAAATTAATGTTTTTACTGGAGAAGAGTATAGCCGAGAAGAGTACATTGAGATGTTGAAAGCTAAGATAGCCGGTGGAGACCTGTACGCAAACGAAGCATTGCGGCGTGTTGGTACATTCGAGCGTATAATGTTTGATAGACGTGGAGAGTATGCCAGTTATAAGTATTGGCGAAAGCATAAATTTGACAATAAAGTATGAGACTTACAATATGTTGGACGACAAGAGGCAGGCAAAGACGCTTTTACTATGATATATGCAAAAAGTTTGGCATATCGGATTACATGAGTGTTAATCATGAGACGCCATGCGATATAAGGGATGAAGATATGAAACTGTTGAAGGAATGCGAAAAACGAGGGTTTATCCAAATAAGAAACAAACGGTAAATAATCATGGACATAGAGATTGAAAAGAAAATCGAACAATTGGAGTGGCAGCGTGACAATGCAATGCGCATACGCTGCCCGTTGGTGGCAAGGAAGTATCAGCGCATGATTGATGAGCTTGCAACAGAGAGCAGAAACAAGAATATGAACAAGGCAGAACATGCAAGGCAATGACCACCGACACGGCAAATCAGATAATCAGCAAATATGAGAGTCTTGTAGTTCTGTGCACCTACAACATATTGCTCACGAACGACATCTGTTGTGGGCAGGTTATCGAGTGTCTGCATGCGATGAAGAGAACGCCTTATTACAAACAGGCATTCAAGCGGTATTTGAATGATGCCGATAAGGCAAGAAAGGAATACGAGCGTACTGTAAACAGCGTTATCGGTTCAGACCGGAGCGAGTTTTTCGCCGACTGCAACGACAAGTACACGGAAGAAGTGAACAAGCACGTGGATATGCTGTATTGGCAGTTCAAGCAGGTTCTCGACGATAACGGCATATCCCATTCCGCAGAGATTGCAAGGTTCGAGCTTGCAAGGACATTGTGTGATTACGCCTGCATCCAGTTTGACGAAAGGATTAAAGAGCTTCGGAAGAAAGATGCACGGTTCAACGGGTTCACGTTGGAATATTTGAAGCTTTCAAATGTGGCAAGGATGATGAACCTTGCTTCCGACTGTTTGAAAATCGGGAAAACGGTCAATATGAACACAGAGCGGTGCACAGCAGCGTTTGATGTGCTGGTAAGAAAGCTGTCGGATGCGGATAATATTGCCAACGCGATAAAAGTTTAGTGAAATGAAACCTATTTATAACCTTATAACCCTCCTCATGGACTGGCTCTCGGTAGAGGTCGGAGCGGATGAAGAGTGGTTCTGAATCAAGACATCATGGTGCAAAATGTGTGTTTCGGAAGACAATCGGGAACGGAATAAAAGGAAGAAATGAAAACAGTTAAACTTTCCAATTTAAAAGTCGGCGACCTTTTCATCCATAAAGGAACGGTGTACGAGATTATTACAAAGAGTAAGTGGACTTCCCAATGTAGGTATCTAAATGATAAATATCGCTTCGGTGGTTGGTGTCAATACTTGTATTGTGATTTTAGTAATTACACAAAAGTGGAAATTTAATATTAACATATTGATTATGAAACGAAGAATAAGAGAAAAGGTGCAGAAATACCAGCATAGATACAAATTGCATCAGTATTTGAAGTATGCCCGCCAATGGTGTTTTGCTCTGGCATATAAGGGTAAACTATACACGTTGTTAGACGATGGTAGAATTGTAAAGGAGAACAGTTGGTTATGAAGCGTTTAATTGATGCCATTATAAAGAAATGGTTCTGTTGCCACGAGTGGGAATACTTATTTGAGAGGAGAGTTGAAGTTGTTGATGATTGGGGCGATAGAAGTTGGTACACCGTCCGTCACTATTTCTGCAAGAAGTGTGGTAAATATAAGAAAATTAAAAGTCATTGATTATGAAACAGACAGTAGAAGAAGCAGCCCAAAGCATGGCTTACAATAAGATGCCAGATTGGGGAGGATTGCCAGCATTGGCGAAAAAATATTTTATAAAAGGTGCAGACTGGCAGGCAAAGCAATCTCCGTGGATAAGCGTTGAGGAACAGTTGCCAGAAGAAAATGAGAATATCATTATCATGTGCAAGCATGGCGCAATATTTAATGGCACATACTGTAATGGAGTATGGTTCTGTATGGACGGTTATATCAATGATATATACAAAGACAGTCCTATTTATACTTCAATGGGCAGTATACCTCCATTATGGGAGCCTGTGGCCTGGATGCCCATCCCCTCTTTCAATGAGATACTCGAAGCCAACAAGGATGTACTGGAACGGATTAAAGAGAAAGGAGACTGATATGGGAAAATACAGAATATACAGATACGGACTTTTTGACCACATTTTTGACGTTCAAGTGAAAAAGTGGTATGGCTGGGTACTTGTTAAGAGGTTTAAGGCAGATATAAGTTCTGATGACACAATGATAGATAATATTTATTATTGTGAAATGTTATCCAAGGAACTTTTGGAAAAATTGGAGGAGGAATTATGAAATCAAAACAAGTATTATCAGTCGAATAGATGAAGCTCCTGCGGGAACTTAGACTGGATACGAGCAATGCAAGGGATTTTAAGTGATAATACAGAAGTTTCTTACGCTTGTTCGGAAGCCGACTATAAGAAGGGAGAGAAACATGCAATACCTATAAGCATTGCTCGTTTCGCAATTGCTTGTGCTGACGCTTTAATTGACGAACTAAGAGATAATCAATAATATGGAAAAAGATACTATAATTCATGGTGATTGCCTTGTAGAAATGAAAAGCATACCGGATAAAAGTATTGATATGGTTCTATGCGACTTGCCATACGGTACTACTCAATGTAAGTGGGATATTATAATACCATTTGATAAACTTTGGGAGCAATACAATAGAGTTGTAAAAGATAATGGAGCGATAGTTTTGTTTGCAAGCGAGCCTTTCGCTTCTTATTTAAGATTGTCAAATATTAATTCGTACAAATACGATTGGGTTTGGGATAAAAGACACACAACAGGTCAATTAAATGCTAAGAAGCAGCCTCTTAGACAACATGAGCTGATTTGTGTTTTCTATAAGAAACAATGTGTTTACAATCCAATTATGCACGAAAATAGGCTTAAGAGGTCTTTTGTTGGAAAGGTCTACAAATCAAAGAAGATTAGTGATAATTACGGACAGCAATATGATTATATTTCCGACATTCATAACGAAAGCAAGTCATATCCAAGAAGTATTATTACGCAAACATCTGTAATAGGAAATTCAGACGAAAAGGTACCACATCCTACCCAAAAGCCTGTATCCCTGCTTGGATACCTTATCAAGACCTACACCAACGAAGGTGATTTGGTACTTGACAACACTTGCGGAAGCGGAAGTACATGTGTTGCTTGTGTAAATACAAATAGGCATTATATTGGTATTGAAAAGGAGAAAGAATATTATGACATATCGGTTAATCGTATTGAAGAAGCTATAAGAGAAAAAGAATTAAAAGAGAAAAGAGATGAATAAAGAGCCTTAGGGAGAACGGGAAACCCTAATATAGCGGGCCGCAATGCAAAGAAAGTAGTAGCTATAAAGAGCGGACGGTTACAAGGTGTTTTCCAGTCCTCTAACGATGCGGAACGAAAGACTGGCATTTGCGCCCGTAATATCAGGAATTGCTGTTCCGGAAAGCGTAAACACGCTGGCGGCTATCGTAATGGTTATGAATGGTGATATATTCAAAGCGTATTTTTCATCTGAAAACAAATGGATGAAAAGTAATGGCGGCTATTATGATGAAGTGATAGATGGTGTTGTTGCATGGTTTCCCATCCCCTCTTTCGATGAGATACTCGAAGTCAACAAGGATGTACTGGAACGGATTAAAGAGAAAGGAGATTGAATATGGAAATAAAGAACGGAATAATAATAGACGGAGTGCTGCATGAATTGAAGGAAACGAAACGTAATGATTGTTTAAAATGTTCGTTACGTGATTTATGTCAAAATGAGTTCGGAAACGGGTGTCTATGTTGGATTAATTTAGCTTCGGAATCAGAGATGACAAATAGTGAATTTAAGTATCGTGGCAAAGTGACAGATATTAAGATAGATAAGGAGGAATAACTATGGAAAATAGAAGAAAATTAGCGATATTAGTATTGTGTCGTTCTTATTTGCATGTTAATGGATTTATTACAGAGGCAGAAAATAGAAGAATACATAACAAAATTATGAAATGGCAAGATAAGAATAAGGTCTCTATTTCAGAGGCACAATTAGATTCCGTTGATTTCGTCTATGACGATAACGCTAAAGAGGAGGAATAACTATGGGATTTACAACACCATGTTTCATAAGAAAGAATACACCGGAGCTTCGGAAGGAGCTGGAAGAGTTGGGATATGAAATCCTTAATTCTGGTGATACAACTTTAGATGCACATAATTATGACGGCAAGGGAAGTCATAAAAGTATCGAAGAGGGAAAGGCTACCATAACGTCTTATGGTAATTTATATGGAGTGATATATGATGTAGATACTGTCACCAAGAAAGGAAGAATTGATTGCGGAACCAACGAAGAACTTTTCTTGGCTATTGCTGCATTAAGGGATGATACAGATAAGTTTCAATGGTTTACGGATGGGGATAAATGGATTCTGTGTCCTGAAATCAAGTTCTCTACCTATTGGGCTTACAATGATGTTGACGTGAATTTGGACGCTATTCACAAGGCTACCGTAAACGAACTGATTGAACACTTTAAAGATAAGAAAGAACAATTATGTGTAGAATAGCGTATTTTGGGACAGATGGTTGTCTCGGACATCATTTTAAAGCTATTTCCGGAGGATTTTCTCCTCAAGAGAAAGAAGACCTTAGTAAAATAGATGAAGACTTTCAATTATTCGGTTTTTCCGGCTTTAATTTTTTTACGTACAAGGGGTATGGGTGTCTTTCTTTCTCTGTAAGTCCGGATGATAATCGTTCTGGCAGTAAGACTGTGTTTTTTGTTGAGGGAACCTATTTAAAAACAGAAGTATTAGAGGCTTTGGAAGAAGCTCCGTTTGTGAAAAAACAATTCCAGAAGTTAGCCGATATGTATGGTGTAGAAATACCTAAAATAAAAGATTATGAATGATATAAAACTATCACTCCGGCAAATAGAAAAAATGGAACATGCTATCGGATTTAGCCGTGAGAAAATAAAAAGAAATAGATATGAGGCTTATCGTAATAGATTTGTAGTAAATAACTCCGATAAGGACTGGGAGGAATTGGTATCTATCGGATATGCAGAAAAGCGAGAGTTTGAGATTGAAAAACAAATCGTGTACTATGTTTCCGAACTTGGGATAAAATATTTAGGGGTGTTATTGGGGTGTATAATAATAGAAGGTAAATAACTATGACCGAAGAACTTGTGACATTAGAGACTGCGAAGCTGCTGAAAGAGAAAGGTTTCAATTGGAAGTGTGAACACCTAATAGACCGCAATAAGGTTATTACAAAATATGACCTTCCGCAAAGTATGTCGTGTTGTACGGAAATAGATAACGAATCAGTTGAATTTTTGTGTCCAACATTGTATATCGCCCAAAAGTGGCTGCGTGAAAACAAAAAACTTCATATCACTATATATAATAGTGCTTCTGGTTACACATACGATATATCTAAAGCAGATATGGGAACGGTAGTCTTTTGTTTTCCTGAAGGACCTAACGATGGTGGGAATTGGGATGCCTACGAAGAAGCACTTGAAGCAGGATTACAGGAAGCATTAAAACTTATATGAGAATGGACCCTGTTGTAAATGATGCTTATAGGCTTAGAAAACTTTTAGAAAAAGCAACGGGGCTAAAAGTATATAAGTCGGAACTAATAGCCAACTATTTTAATGGCTATCTAAGTATAGTACAAGAGTATAAGAATGAAACCAATCCGCACATTACAGTAGCACAAGGTAGCTGGTCGATAGAAAACGGTGGGGAGTATAAAATTTCACTCTATACACCTACAATCGTTATTAAAGGCAAGAGGATACTTAATACTCGTTTTGTAAAAGATGTAGCCTATAAGATAGTGGAAGCATTAAATGATGAATTTGGGGAAGATAATTGGAATACGTGCAATGAGGAGCAAAAGTGTTGGCTTCCCATGTCTCGAAACTCTTTCTATTTACAAATCCCAAATTTTGAGAAATATTAAAACTTATATGATTATGAGCAAAGGAATTTACACAAAAGAAAATGTAGGTAATGGTGTATTCATCTTTACCGTCAATAAGAATTTTGTAAAACCTAAATTTTGGGGACTGCATGAAGAAAACGAACAGGCACAATGTGTAGTTATTATCCATGATGGCAATGCTTTATTCTTCTATCCGGAAGATATGGATAATGATACCCATATTCTTCTTGATTGGGAGAAAGAGCAAACAGGAAAGATATATCCAACCACAGAAGAAGGCATGAAGGATACCGATGGAATAGGCAATACCAAAGCATTGGCTGCATCCGGAAGCGAAATTGCTGAGAAAGTCATAGCATTGGACTTATGTGGATTAAGTTGGCGCATTCCTACACTACAAGAGAGTGTCTTAGGGTATGAACATAAGGTTATGCTGAATGCAGCCTTAGCTATCTGCGGAAAACAACCAGTGAAAGATGACTGGTATTGGTGTTCTACGAGAAAAGGAAACAAACGCAATTTTATTCTCAGTTGGGGCGACGGTTTTAGATACGACAACATTCAGGACAGTGACGATTGGGTTCGCCCCGTGTCCGCTGCCTCTCTTAATTCACTTTAACCTTATAAATGATTACAACTATGGCAAAAGTATTTATAACAAAGTATGCCTTAACAGAAGGTATTAAAGAGATAGAAACAGATATTATTAGAAGTAGATTTGAAGATAGAGAATATGTAATTGATGGTTTATGTTCTTACTTCTGTATAGGGGAAAACGCATTCACCGATAAATCCGAAGCGTTGAAAAAGGCGGAAGAAATGAGGATTAGAAAAATCGCTTCTCTTCGTAAGCAGATGGAGAAACTTGAGAAATTATCTTTTAAAGTAGAGGAGATTTGATTATGGAACAAGAAAGAAAAATCGGAGAGGTATTTGAATATAATGGAGAAAAAATTATCGTGAAAAAAGATAGCGATTTTATATACGGATGCGATAAATGCGTCTTTAATGGTAGACCGGAATGCTGTAATTATTATTGCTTGTATTTTGAAAGACAAGATAAACAAGATGTGCACTTTGAAAAAGTGGAGGATTGATTATGAAAGCAAACCTTATTTTATTTCTTGCAATATTCATCATATCAGCATTACTCATCGGTCACTTCCGACTGGCATTCTCACCGTTCAGTGTATCCTTTCCCTATTGGCATAGGGCTGTAGGAGTTGTTCTTATCGTTGTAGGATGCTTGGTCTACAACATAGGTGAGCATGTATCCGGTTACAAGAAAGGACTGGATGAAGGTATGGAGATTGTTTTGAAAGAGTTAAAAAAAAGATACAATGAAGAAGATAATGTTCAATGAGATTTGGAAATCAATCACCCTAAATGAGTGCAATTTGGATGTATCAAATTATGGGAATGTTCGTTTTTCTAAAAATCATAAGAAAAAATCGTTTCATCTTAATAAATATGGTTATCCGACAATTCGCATTCAAAAAGACAGAAAGATATACACATATCGAATACACAGATTAGTCGCCCAATTATTTATTGAAAATCCCTATCCAGAAAAGTTCGATTGCATCAATCACAAAGACGAAAACAGACAAAATAATTTTGTTGAAAATCTTGAATGGTGCGATAGGAATTACAATAACAACTATGGCAGTCACAACGAAAAAATAGCAAAAAGCAAGAGTAAGCCAATCATTCAATATGATTTGAACGGAAATATTGTTAGAGAATGGGAGTCTGCATCTGTTGCTGCAAGAACATTAGGGTGCGCTCAATCAGGAATAAATTGGTGTTGTTTAAGAAAACCAAAACACAACACATGTATAGGTTTTATTTGGAGATTTGCGGACGATAAAGATACTAGATATAAAAATGGAAAATCTATAATCAAATATGATTGTAATGGAAATTTTATTGAGGAATATATAAACATTACCTCTGCCGCTAAAGAGAATAAGATATGTATAACTTCAATAACCAACTGCGCTAAAGGTCGGTCAAAGACCGCAGGAGGTTTTAAATGGGAATATAAACATGTATAATAAAATGAAGAAGATACTTTTTTCAGATAAATACAGTCTAACCCAGGCTGTATTGGATGGTCGGAAGACTATGACAAGAAGGATGGCTGCCATTCAGCCACCATACAAAAACAGTGAGATATGCTTTCCTACAGTTCTTCTTTTGGAAGATGAACCCGAAAAACACCCTTTGTGGCTTGCTTATTGTTGGAGGAACAAGGATAATCCGGAAGAGTCTACTCCGTGGATAAAACCGAAGTATAAAAAAGGAGAAGTTGTCGCAATAGCGCAGTCCTATAAAGATTTGGGCTATTCTCCCGAAGAGCCATTACAGGAAGAAGCTGGTTATTATCCCCACATTAAAGATGCTTCCGGTTGGACTAACAAAATGTTCGTCCGCGCCGACATCATGCCCCATCATATCCGCATTACCGACATCAAGATAGAACGGTTGCAAGACATTTCCGATGAAGATTGCCTGAAAGAAGGAATTTACAAAGGACAATGCGGAAGTGCAGATACACATTTTATGGATGTTTATTATTATAAAGGAGATATTCAACCTTATTGCACTCCTCGTGACGCATTCGCAGAACTGATAGATAAAGTCTCCGGCAAAGGTACATGGGCATCCAATCCTTATGTTTTCGTATATGAATTTGAACTGATTGATTAAAAACGAGAAAAGATATTGATTATGAAACGTGAAATAAAATTCAGAGGGAAAAGTGTTGATAATAATGAATGGGTGTATGGCGATTTAATTCATATTGGAAATGGATGTATTATATATCAAGGCTCACAAAGTGATTATGAAATTACCAATAAGACAGGTGTAGCTATCGAATTATTCGATGATGAGGTTTCAGTTGTACGTCCAGAGACGTTAGGTCAGTTCACGGGCTTATGCGATAAGGATGAAAAGGAAATCTATGAAGGCGACATACTTATGTGTGAGCAACATATAGCTCTTGTATTGTGGAACAAAGAACTTGCTACATTCGCATTACAATTCGATTTTGAAAAAAAAGTTGGCATGAGACCTTTAGGAGAATGGCATGCTATGACAGTCGTTAGTAATATTCACGACGCCTCGAATTTGTTGAAAGAAAACAACCATGACTAAATTAGAGCACATCGCCACAATTGATTACTGCTACTGGCGATTGGGAAAGTTGAATGAGGCTCTTTCCAAGCCTAAATCGACTATGGAGCAGTTGGTTGATAAAGCCTGCGGTTATAATGAAGTGGAAGAAGTGAAAAAGGAAGCTATAACCCTTTTGGAACAGATTGTTGAAAGTAAAAAGGCTATCGGTGTGAATTATTCGGGAGATAGCAAGTTCCTTGATAAATTAAAGAACAAAGAAACACATGAGTAAACTATACAAAGCAACCCTCTTCGGTAAATCATTCATTATAGGATGGTTCAGCCATGCGGACAAGTGGTATCATAAATTTAGTATAATATATTGAACCAATGAGAAGAGCAGACAGAATAATCAGAGACAGACATTCCCGCATCCCGGACAAATACAAGAAGATTGACACTACGGTCAACGGGGATGTAGAAAGCCTTGCCGAACAACACAAGGAAGTGGAAAGAAGGCTATTCCCTCTACGCCTTAACAAGACCACTGTTATTTACGTCACAAAAGACAAACAGAATGAAGCATATGCAGCGAAAGCACGTAAACGGATGGGGATAACAGAGCCTAAGAAACCTTTCGTTGACCCACTTTCGGAAGAAAACATTACCAAGTTGTACAAGGAAGAAAATATACAGCCCCGCAGAATGGCAGAGATGTTGAATGTAAGTGTAAGGACGATATATCTAAGGTTGGCTAAGTATGGACTTACAAAAGTTAAATGCAGATAGTAAACTTACAGGCATACAGATATAACCCTCACCAAAACGGCAAGCGGTATAACCCAATGGAGAATCCGTTCAAAGCGTTCTAAACGTTCCATTGGATAACCCGGAAAAGGCGGCAATAGTCCATGTAAAGGACATTGTCCGCCAATTCAAGCAGTTCATCTATGTAATCCCTTTTTCGCATCACGTTCAAGTTTTCTACGTTGTTGGCGGTTTATACCATTTGCCGCGGCAAGGCTGTTCAGCGTCTCTTTCTGTTCGGGAGAAAGCATGTTATATACTTCTTCCCGGGATTTGCCTGATAAAATGGCTTGTACTATTTTCCACATAAGCTACGTCTGCAATGTTCACACAAAAATTTCTTCGCTACCGGGAACATCTTCTGTCCCACATATCCGCTAAGGTACTGCGCCTCTTCCCCGTATGGGTCGATGCCGAACGCCCGTGAGATATGCCGGCATAGATGCCCCTTTTCATGGTCGAAAGAGTTTTGAAACTCTGCCGGGGAAGAAGTAAGGGCTATAACCATTACGGTTTGCCTGTTTCGGATATTGGAGTAAGTGATACCCGTATTCAGATTGCAGGAGCGCATGTTCTTATAGGCATTCACCAAATCCAGCCCCCTGCATCCAACCCGCTGAAGGTCGGCGATGATACGGTCGGTATAATAGCAGTCCACCGCATAATATACCCTTACTTCCCAATCATAATCCGGTATGTAAAATTCCTGTATTATCATAGGCTACATCATCTGTTCCCACATGATAGGATTGCCGGAGCCTATGCAGTCGGCATAGAACCGAGTGAAAGGCATTCCATTGTAAGCGTCCACATCATCTATGTAATCCTTAATGAACAATGCGAGATGGGCTTCGTCAGTGATAGAACTTTTGTAGTAATCCGACTTCGCCATGTTTGCCACGTAAACACTGTCGTACCCTGCATCCTTCTCCAGGTTTACACTGTACTTTTTCAGAAGCTCCTCTACCTGCTCTTTGCTGATTGGCTCCAGCTTTTCTTCTTTACCCGTAGATTTATTTTCCATCTTCATGCGGGAAACAGCCCATAGGCACATCTTCTTGCTGAAATGCCATCCGTACTGGCTGAGATAGTCAGCCATTGCAGGCGGTATTCTGTCGTATGTATCTAATCTTTGTTTCATATTTTCCTGATTTTAAGTGATTGGCAAAAGAGGGGAATAATCCCCTCTCCATTACATGAACTCTCCGTTGGCGCGTCTGCGTCTGCGTTCGCCCATATCATCACCGTAAGGCTGTGAATCGCGGCGTTCGTTGTAAACCGGATATTCCGGGAAGTAACCCGGCATACGGCGTTCGCCCATATCT